TCAGCCATTTCAGAAATTTCATGTAATTGGTCTATAATTCCACCACCAAGTAAACCAGCCAACAATCCACCACCAGCAGCCGCTGTATTAGCAATCGTAAAATCTGTCATGGCTCCAGCAAGAGCATATAAAGCACCAGCCGCTAACAAAACACCAGGAGCAACAGCCGCTAATGTCGACATATCCATAACAAAATTACTAAAAGCGGCCGACATAGCATTTATAATATTTACAATCACTTGACCAGTCGTTATAATTAAACTTCCAATTCCAGCGAATAACATTTCAAAAAATGGAATAGCAATCACAGCTGCTTGAGCAAATTCTTGCATTGCTTTACCAAGTATCCACATTCCACCAGCCAAAATTACCATAGCAGCAGCACCGGCCAATATAGCTACAGTTCCAACACCACTCATCATTAATACACCAAGAGCAACAATAGCAGCAACAAGAGCCCCCAATGATACAATTCCCATTAAAACTCCTTGCCATGATACACCAGTCGAAAATTCTTGCATCGCCTTAGCAAGAATCCATATAGCACCAGCAACCATGACCATAGCAGCTCCACCAGCCAACATTTGTTGTGGACTCATTTTTCCAACAAGTGATTCCATGATTCCACCTTTACCAGGACCTCCAATACCTTTCATAGCACCACCCAAACCAGTCATTTTTTGGGTCAAGCTACCCATAAGACCACCAGCCATTTTAAATGGAGCAACTAAGCCTTTTATTAAGGCTGTACGTACAGTTCCACTAAGTAATGAAAGTAATGTTAATCCACCTATAATTCTTGTCAACCAAACAAAAGCGTCTTCACCAACTGTATCAATGAAAGCATTTAAAGCAACAGCAAGTTTGTCCACTAACCATATAGCACCTTCAATCGCTGGATAAATTGCTTCACCAATTATTTTAGCAATACGACCAAAGGATTGTTGAATTCTTTCAAGTGGAGTTTGAAGACCAGCAGCATCTAATACATCACTTAATTTATTTCCAGCCATTATTGCTTCAAATGGTTTCATAGCACCCGTTGAAACTTTTTCAAGGTCAGAAGCCCTTGATACCATTTGTCCAAGTTCAGCAACTCCCACACCAATAGCATCAGCAAGAGCCTTTCTTTGGACAATATTCATTTCATTAAATTCAGATTCAGAACCAACTTGTTTCAATATTTCACGTTGCATTCCCGCCAAATCGCCTTCGATAGCCATAGCACGAGCACGTTCAAGATTAATTTGACGACCAGTAAGAACCATAGCATTCATTTCGCCTTCAATTGAACTTTCAAAATCAAGAAGTTTTTCAGCCATTCCAGCAAGTGTACCAAAACTTACACCTAATTGTCTTGCTTGTACCGCAGCTTGAGCAATATTTTCTCCACCAGCCTTAGAAAATTTTGCTACAGCTTCAGCATTTTGAGCCACATCTTGTAATACAGCTTTTGGAGCAACCTTTGCTTGTCGAGCCAATTCAGCCGTACCAGCAATAAAAGCCGTTGCTGTTTCTTCACTTGCTCCAAGCATATCCATTGTAGATTTCAATAAAGCAGCAGATTCGTCAGCACTAAGTCCAAGTGCTTTTGACATGGTTAAAACATTTGCTGTTGTTTCTTTAGTTAATCTTTCTGTTGAACCAAATTGGTCAACTATTGCTTTTGACGCTTCAAATGCTTCTTCTGATGTCACACCAAATTGAGCCATTTCAGTTACAATTTGACGAGCATTATCACGTATTTGAGTAGTATCATCAACAGCAAGACCAGTAGTTGTAGCAAAATTTTGAGCAGCAGCATTTATGTCTTTAAAAAAAGCAATACCAGCAACAACCAAACCAACAATAAGAGTCCAGGGATTAAGAATAAAGGCTTTAATAGTTAAACCCACTTCTTTAATTTTATCCCTCATATCATCGTATGGTTTTAATTGTTCTTTTATAATTTCTTGAATTCGTTCATTATCGCTTTTTGTATCTTCAAGAACTTGTAAATTTTTCTCTTGTGTTTGAACAATTTTAGTTAAATCTTGTAGTTCACCTTTTCTATTATTCTGAAGTTTAGCCGCTTGCTTAACCAATTCTTTACTTTTATCAAGATGATGTCCATACAAATCAGACTGGTCGTCCATTGTATCTTTAATCTTCTCTTGCATTTCATAAATTTTAGAAGTAAGAGCTTTAATTTCCTCGGCATCTCTCTTCATTTGGTCTTGAGTTCTTCTACCCATTATTATTCACCATATTTATCATTCATATATTTAATAAGGTCTTCATACTCTTTATTAAAATCATCTATCTTCTTTTTAAGAACTGGGTCTTGTAATTCTTTTTTAAGCTGAGCAGCTCTTTTTTTCTTAAGGGAATCAAATACTTTATCAATAAACTTTTCAAGTCTACCTTCATTAATTTTTTTATCAGACATCGAGAATCTCCTAAATAGATGATATATTTATTCTACCTATAAATATAAAAGTCCTAAAGAATTAAATTCTTCAGGACTTCTTTGTGATTTGATTAAAATCATAATTACCCGTTTTATATCTATCCGGAGTTGGAGGTGGGCGTTTTTCAGGTGTTTCACCTTCAGCAGCGTTCTTTTCTTGTTCTTTTACATTTTTTAGCATCTTCAAAAAGAACTTGCGCTTAAGTACCGGAAGGTCATATACTTCGTTGAATGTAAAACCTCCATTACTGAAGTAACAAAGATTAAACATTTCCTCATGAAATGTACGATTATAGCCTTCCGGAAGGCCAAAAAAAGCTCACGCCTAAAGGAATGTCCAATGTATCTTCAAAACCACACTCTCCACAAGTGAAGAAAAACGTTGATTCAACGTCCGGAGCAATCCTTTGTATTTCCTTTCTTAATGCAAGGGAATCTGCTGTACGCATGGTTTCTACAAATTTAGCAATTGAAGCCCTGTCTTCTTCTCCATCAACAGAAACAATCGAATTACGTAATCTTGTCGTCATTTCTGATTCCATGTGGGTCTTCTTTTTTATCGCCTTCAAATCGTTTTCGATTCGTTTTTCGTCAGCATGAGTAAGAAGTCTAAACTTTACAACTGATTTAGACGCTGGTAAAGTGACTTCAAATTCTTGTTGACCTTCAGTAAGTTCATCAAAAGGGATTTCTTTAGCAAGTAATCCATCTAAACTTATCGGATGTTTATGATTAACAGTACCGCATGATGGACATTTTACGTCGGCTTCGTAGTCAGACCCATAAGCCAAAATACGAGCAGCAAACATAATACCATTCTTGTCACCTAATAATAAAGTATTATAATCAACATCACTTACTATAATACTTTGTAAAAATTTATCGATAACAAGACCTTTATTAATTAAATTCTTTGACGTAAGAATATCTTCTTCTCGAGCCGTTGGATACTTTAACTGAATTGAACCTTCTGACAAAGGATTATCACTTGGATAAAAGAATCCCTTTGAAGGCAAAGTAAATTCTTCAGTTGGATAATCATTTTTTGCAGATGATTTAGGGTTTCCAGCATTATGTTCAGCAAGAGCTTGAGCGGCAATATCCTTGTCGCTAACTTGTTTTCCCATAACATTCTCCTATATGTTGTTTTTATTTTTAGGCCGGTTAATAACTTATACCAACATACTTATTATACTAAAGATGGAGCATTTTAGTTCCATATAAACAATACGGGAGCACCCGAATGACGCTCCCGTATTCCCATTCCGAAAATTTCTATTTTAGAACTCAAGTACAGCCCAATCGTAAGTCAATTCGCATTCAATCATTACAGGTTCGTCACTTGCCCAGTCATAACTACCAAAGTTAGCACTTGTAAGGAAAGCACCATAAATACGCCATTTTTCAACTAAGTCACCAACAGGACCAATACCATAAAGGTCAATGTCTTTTTTATAAAAATCAACGTATCCAGCACGACCTGTCAATGATTCATGGTGTAATCTTACCCATTCCATCACAGCTTGAGCAGCACTTGGAACGACAGGATGATACAATGAAATTGAAATAGCGTTCCATTCAGCTTTACCAGCGACTTTACGTTTAATGTTAATATAGTCAATGGTAATTGGGTTTATAGTGATTGAAGGTTTAGCAGCCGTTTTAATTACCCATGCTGGAATTCCATCAATATACATGATGAATCTATGTTGTTGCATAGGTTGAAAACGTTCAACCATGAGTTCATTGGCTTCTAAAAGTCTTTCAGTTGCCATTTATTTTCTCCTATTAATCTTTTTAATAAATATTAAGCGTTCAAAATTCTTTCTATAAGTTCAGCTTTTTTACCACCAGTATCGAGACCAAGTTCTTCAGCCACGTCTTGTAATTCAGCTTTAGTCATTTCATTTAATTCATCTTCTGTATAGTCATCGGTAGGAGTAACGTCGTCAACAACATCAATACCAGTAACAGTGCCAGCATCTACGTCAACAACTACATCAACTTTCTCTTCGACTACAGGTTCATCAACTACGACAAAGCCTTTCATCGTCCTTATAGCTTCATTATGTTTATCTTTTTTTACTTTCATTCTTTTAGCAGCGTTTGCCATCGATATTCTCCTAATTAAAGTTGTTATATCTAATCATATATAAATATAAAGTTTTCAAAATTTTATTCTAAAACCTCGTATCCTAACATCTTATCTATCATTTTTCGCCAATAAATCAATTTAGAATTCCACGATGTAGGAGTTGGATTTATACCATCAGTTACTAAATAAGGAAATTTACCACGAGGTTTACCAATTGGTTTTGAGGTAGGAATATTATTTGATTCTTTTATTATTGATTCGCTGACTTTTCCAACAACCTTTTCGCTCTTATATGTTCCCTTTCCAGGATATTCGCTGACACCATAAATGTCACGAATTTTAATCATTATTGTACTTCCATTTCGTTTATAGTTCTTTTGAAGTTTTTTATCAGTATAAAGAAACGCTTGAATATCACCTTTATCAGGACGAGCATAATATAATGTCTTCCCAGGTTCACCATCATATTGTAAAACATCTTTCATATTATTTCACCTTTGCTAAGAATTTCTTAAGTTGTGTAATCTGAGATGGATGTATAAAAATTAATTTACCGTCTTTATCCTTTATTAATAAATATCCTTCGTCGTCGATTTTTACCCTAATCGGAACACCTTCACCAAGTTCTTTAGGTTTCAATACAACATAATCAGTTGCTTCATCAATCTTCCAGAAATCACGTTTTATCATTATTTCATTAAAATTCGTTTGTCCTTTGTCAAATGATTCTTTAAACATCGTTCCTTGTGGTACTTTTGAACCTTCAGAATAAGCACGAGCGACACGTACAAAATGTGAAAATATTTCTAACATATTATCACCTATACTTTTGAAGTCACCACGTTTTATTCGAGCATATAAATCCTTCGCTTTTCCTTCAACATTTTTCTTTAAATTCTTATATGACATTCGACCAATCTGAGGAACAATCACTTCATCTTCCTCATGGACACCCTTTTCTTTTTCAAGCATGAACATCATTCCACCATTTTCAAGTAATTCCTTTAATTTTATGTCAGGCATTAACATTCTCCACAAATAGTTTTCCTTATATAAATATTGAATAAATAAAAAAACCCACTCCCTTTTGAGGAGTGGGTCTTATCTGAATTTCTATCTCGTAGATGTTTTATTCAGGGAACGTAGCACCAGTTGGGAGGATATTGAAATCCAATACGATAAATTCAGCAGTTTTTGTTGGTTGCAAATAAATTTGACCATAAAGCTGATTTCTATCGATAATATCTGGTGTATTGTTCGTGTCGTCCATGACGACTTTAAAAGCATACAATCCAGCGCGGTTTTGAACACTTTCCAAATATGGATTGACAATGTTCAAAAAACGATTTCTTGTAGCAGTTGTATTTTGTTCGAATACCAAATATCTTGTCGAAGAAGCAATATATTTCTTCAACGCAATAAGTAAACGTCGAACGTTTACGCGGTCAAGAGCAGAAGCCTTAGCTTGAAGTGTCTTTTGCCCCCAAGCGACC